GTCGAAATGCTTGCTCGCGGTCCGGATCCAGATATCAGGACTGCCGCCATAAACCGTTTTGAAGAACGCCCCCTGATAACGGCGACCGGCAACGGATACGCCGGTACGGCTCTGCCGCGCACGGCCGATACGACTGGCAGAAATGGCATCCAGACCAAACCAAAGCTTGCCGCGCATCGTGCCACCGCTGACCGGGTAGGCCCGAAGGCGTTGCCGAACGGCCGCGACCGCGATGCGCTCTTGCCGACCTACCGCTCTTGCGATGTGCGTGCGCAACCAACGAAGCGTTTTGTTGATGGATCGCCGCTGAGCCGCTGCCGCAGCTTTGGGAACCGCTGCAGCAAAGTCCTTGAACGCTTCCAGATCACCCCCAGAAGGCTGAAGGGTGATCATGCCGTCCTTGGCCGATTGCTTGTAGAAGCTGCCTACGCTCATGGGTTAATCCTCAAAATCAACGTCACCAGCGCATCCCCACCGGGCTCCTGGCGGATTAGCGTGTACGTGCCGCCACCGTCCTGCACAGGCAGATCGATGCGTACCTGCTGCCGCTCGACAACGCCCTGCGCGTCGGCCACCCGAATGACTAGGTGCGGCTCACGCAACCCGGTATTGATGCGGCCCAGCTTGGGTTGCAACCACGGTGCCGAGAACATGCCCGCCACCTCGCGCCCCTCAATGAACGCCGTGTCGCTCAGTACATCGAACACGGCGTCATCGAGAGTCCCGATCAAGTCACGGAATCCCATGACTACAGCGTCAGGCGGATCTGCGCCCGAGGTCGGGTGCAAAGGTGCAGCGGGTTGGACTGGGCCTCACCGGCAACACCCTTTCCAAAGGGCAGCGTTTCCAGCTTGCTGTAATACGGGATGCCCTGCGTGTTGACCGTTTCCATGTAGTCCGCTGGAGCGAAGGCCGAGATGTACAGGTCCGGCACACCTTCGGGCACCAGCAGTGCTTCGTCGTCATGCACGAAAGCGATACCGGCGACCTTGCCACGATAGCGTTCCCAGACGATCCCACCGAACTCGAAACTTTCGCGAGCATCGCCACGCAACTCGGACGCTTGCGCCGAGTTGAGGTAAGTCTCTTTGACCGACGTGTGAACGATCATCTTGTTCCAGAAGTGCTTGCCGCAGAATGCCCGCGAACCACTGGTGGTTACGCTGCCCAGCGCATCCTCCTGCATGTCCAGCGCCTCGCCTGCTTTGACGCGCAGTTCCGTTTTCTCGTCGTTCAGGCCCATGGACAGGCTCTGACGCTGCACGCCAAATGCCGCGTAGATGTCCAGCAGCACGGTTGTGCCGTCTGCATCCAGCACTTGGCCATTCAGTGCGCCCATGCGCTGGAACTCGTGAGTGGCGTCGAGCTGACGGCGGGCACGAGCCAGCCGGGTGTTGATCACATCCTGCACGGCCTGCAGTTCAGTGCGGGAACCGAATGCGCGGATGCCTTGAATCTCATCCGCCCGGATCGTGAAGCGCTCCGGCAGGTGGACGGTGTTGAATGGAATCATGCGACGCTTCGTGCCGGTGACCACAAGACCAGAGGTGCCACGCTCACCAGCCGGTACAAGCGCAAGGGTGTCGCCGTCCTTTTCGATCTGCACGGTCAAGGTCGCGATGCCCTCTTCCTGAAACAGGCCAAGGCTGCTAATGCGACCGGGCAAGTACGGTTGTTCGTTGATGGCAGCGGTGAGCGTGGCGACGCTGAATGCTTCGTCGTCGAAAATGGCAATATCGGCCATGGGGGTATTCTCCAGAAAAACGAAACCCCGCAAATGGCGGGGTCGGATAAGCGAAAATGAATCAGGGTTTGTGGCCGATAGATCGATCAGCGAAGGATAATGAACTGCTTGGCCAGCGCCTTTTCGGCGTCCAGATCCAGACCGGTCAGCAGCGTTTCCGCAACCTCGGCCAGTCGCACGACGGCGCGACCACGGCGAACGATGTCGGACTCAGGAAGCGGTGCAAAAAGGATCGCCGTGGCGATCTCGCTGCCGTCTTCGGCGGCCGGGTCGTAAGGGGCGAACTCACCCGAAGCGGTCACCAAGCCCAGCAGCTGGCCCGCATTCAGGGCCTCGCTGGCTGCCACGTTGATCGACTCTCGCGAGATGTTTCCGGGACCTTCGGAGAGAAGGAATTCACCGGCATGGATAGGCTCCATTTTGATGGTCATGGACGTGCTCCTGTAGAGGTCGTTTTCTTGCCACCCTGCGCCGCCCTTCGGGCCGCATAGATGTCGTGGTGATCGGGTTGGTTGGCCTGGACCTTGGCCGGTGGATCGTCCTGCAGAGGAAGGCTGTTATCGATTTCAAAGCCCTTGCCGCTGCTGACCAGCTTCTCAAACAGACGCGCCTGCACGGCCTGCTTGTCCAGACCTGCGCTAACGAATTCGGCAGTCAGCTCCGGCAAGCGAGCCGCGACACACAGGTCGCGCACACCCTTGGCCTGGCTGATCGCCGCCTGCACCGTTGCTTGATCGGCAAGCTTGGTGGACGCAATCAAAGGCTCGATCAGGTTATTGATGCCCGCCGCGCTACAGGCTTTCGTAATCATCAGCGCCAAGGCGGATGCATCAGCCGGTTCAGGATCAGTTGGCAGGTCGTCCTCTTCAGGCTCAGGCTCTGCGGCATTGAGCTGATCCAGTATGGCCTTCGGTGTCTGGCGGAAACGCTGCATGGCAGCGCCCTGCCCCAGGCAGGCTTTGACCTCTACCCCGGCCCCGATCTCATCGGCCAGGCCAAGTGCCAGTGCTTCCGGCGCGGTGAGCCAGGTTTCAGCGTTCACCATGCGCCGCAGCTCGACCTCGTCGATGTCCGGCGACTTGGCCTTGTAAGCCGCGATGATGGCTTCCAGCGTCTGGTCCAGCACATCGGCGACCTTGCGCAGGTCCTCGGCATCTCCGGCTGTGTAGGTCCACGGGTTGTGGATCATCAACATGGCGTTGGAGGCCATGACCATGCGGTGTGCGCCGCAGGCCGCAACGCTACCGGCACTGGCCGCCAGCGCATCGATCCGCGCCGTGCATCGCTCGCCCAGGCGGTTCAACGCGTTGTGAATCGCCAGTCCGTCGAACAGATCGCCACCGATGGTGTTGAACGCCGCCACGATGGGTGAAACGCCGTCATCAATGGCTTTCAGGTCCTGAATGAACTGGTTGGCCGTGATGCCCCAACCGCCGATCTCACCGTAGATGTAGATCTCGATGGTGGTCTTCTCGGCCTGGGTTTCAGCCTTGATGCGGTACCAGTTCTGATCTTCGACCGCCAAGGCAACCGGGGCCTTGTTGAAAATGCGAAACGGCAACAGCGGTTTCATGGGTTCTCCTTCTCGTCGGGGTCCTCATCGAACGCCGACAAGGTGCTGTAGTTGAGGCCCAGTCCACGGGCACGAGCCGCGTCAGCGGCGTTTTCTTCGTCAACGATCTCGGCATCGGTGCCGGTGCGCAGGCACATCTCACTGCGCGAGGCCAGGCCCGCGTTGATTTCCATCGTTCTGGATTGCACGTCCTGCACCGGGTGGATGTAGGACCAGCCTTGCGGCACCCAGCGCGTGCGCAGGTATTCGCGACGGCGTACGGCGTAGTCGTCCAGTTGCAAAGCACCCGACAACACCGCCATGTCCATCCATGCCGCCCGGACGGGACGGCACAGTTGGTGGACATAAACGCTGAACTGCAGCTGCTCCAGACGCCGACGGAATTCGTTGAGCACCACCCGGATGGTGCGGTCGTTGACGCCGCGCATGTCGCCGGTCATCAACTCATAGGGCAGCCCCGCACCGGCGGCTGCCGCCATCAGTTGCTGCCGCATGAAGTCGGGGTAGTTGTTGCCGCCATCGGGCGGTGTCGAGAACTCGACCTCCTCCCCCGGCAGCAGCTCCTGCATCGTGCCAGGCTCCAGCGCAACCATCGGCGTGAAGCCATCGCCCCCGACCCTGATGGGCGCGCCCGTCAACGGGTCGAGCATGGGCGGACCGTCAGTAGCAGGCTTGCGAATGAAGCCAGCGAACAGGTTGGCCACCTCCTGACGGAACAGGACAGCATCGTCGTAGTTGTCCAGACTGCGCAGGCGCTTCAGCACCGGTGCCAGTCGAGGCACACCACGAAGCTGGCCGGGCTCCACCGGCTCAAAGATGTGCAGCATCTGGCTGGCCGGGATACGCACCAGCATGTTGTATCCGGCGTTAATAGAGGTCATGTCACTCGGGTGCGATCGATAACACCAGTAGGCCACCCGCTTGCCGAATCCGTTAAATTCGATCCCGGCGCGGATAATGTTGCCGGTACTGGTCACCTCAAACTTGTCATGCGGAACGAACTCGGGTGCCAGGCATTGCAACTGAAAAGGAACCGCCAGGCCGTCGTCCATGCGTCTCGGGCGCAACCGGACAAAGCATTCGCCCGACTGCTCAACGGTCCGGGCGATCAAAGCTTGCTGACCGTAGAAGTCCGTCAGTTGATCGGCATCGGACTCATCCACCCAGTCTTCCCACGTCTCCTGAAAGATACGGCGCAATTCCTTGTCCGCGATCCTCGGCTGCGGGGTGATGCCGGTGCCGATCAGGTTGCTGACCCTGCGATCAATGGCATTGGCCGCGTAAGGGTCATTGCGCACTGCGGCTCTGGAGCGGGATCGCAAGTTGCGCAGCGCGGGCATGATCAGGCTGTTGACGCCTGTATCAGGCGCGTCCCAAGTGGCAGATCGGCGACCGTCGGCAGCGCCTTCATAGCTGGCTTTGATGCGCTCCGGCACCAGAAAACCTGAGCGCGACAGCGTAGGGTAACGAGTGCTCACAGGCCTTTGCCTCCGTGGTATAGGCGGACAACCCGCGAGCGTGGACCGGCAGCGTTGGTCAGGCTGGTGCGGATCAGATCGCGAGCCTGGATCAGCTCATCAACCGAGCGGTACTCGACCGTTCGATCTGCGTAACGCACGATCTTCTCGCCGCGCCCTATCGCTGCCTCGACGGCATCAAGGTGCTTCTGGGTGTAAGCCATATCAACGTCTCTTCAGATAGCCGCTGGTGGAAGCACGGCGTTGCGGGGGTTGCGCGGCCGGACGAGCCGGTGCTTGAACGGCAGCAGCCACAGGCTGGGGTCGGGGGTCCGGCTTCGGTTCAGGTTTGGCCTCGACACTCAGACGCTCGGCCACAGGGGCTTTTGCGTGACCGGTGTCGTCGAACAGACCGGCTTGAGCCAAGGCATTTTTGAGCCTGCCCCAGTCATGTTCACCGTATCGATGCAGCCCCAGATAATTAGCCATCGCCAAGCTGTACACCAGCAAGTCCAGCGCTTCGTTGCGCTCTGCCTTGCCCTTCACCCACTCGATGCGCTTGAAGCCTTTGACATAGCGAGTAACCTTGCGCTCGGCCACACATTGGGCAAAGAAGTCATCGGGCAAATCCTTGGGGAAGTGCAACGCGCCCGGCCCGCTTTCCAGGTGGTAGCGGTTGTAAATCCAGTCCTTTGCAGTGTCGGTGCCGACCATCCACAGCTCCGCACCGTTGCGCTCGGTCTGACCTTTCCATGTGACGTCTACCAGTGAGGGCCGTTGAGCGATCACCGGTTTGCCGGGTTTGCTTGCGCCTTTGATGGCGAAGACATTGCGCCAGCGTCGAACGCGACAGAACTGATACACCTCGTGAGTGTGGTGCCCCCCTGAGTCGACACCCGTTGCCAAGATCGCCAAGCTCACGCCACACGGGTGGCGGTAGCGCTCTTTGAGCTTCTCATCCAGCACTAGCCAGGTGCGATCATCGGAGGGATCGCCCATGATCACTTGGAAGTCAACGATCCAGCGCTCCATGCCTTCGCCCCAGCCAACCACCATCATTTCCAGACGGTTGGCCTGCACGTCGACAGAGGCTGTAAGCGACAGAACACCAGCGGGCATAGAGCCCAGCACGTAGTTTTCCTGCAGGGCTCGGGCTTGCAGCACGGCTGCTTTGGTCTGCTCCTGAGCGCTGTCCCAGACCTTGGCGAGACGGGTGTTGTAGAACACCTGCATCGGTTCAAGGTCGCCACGGTCCTGAGCCTTTTTGGCCTTTTCATATTGCTTCGCGAGCGTGACCCAACTCGTCCAACCGAGTGGTGCATACAGCGCATTGAGATGAAAACCGACGGTCTCCCCGTCGCCCTGGGCATGTGAGCGCCATTCGCCACGGGCGAGCATGTCACCCTTGTGAAACTCCTCGATCAGGACATCGCAGTCAGGACCGGCGCACTGGTAATGAACGGTGCTGAAGTCCGGCGAGTAAAGCAGACGCTCCCACTCCAGCGTCTGCAAGTGCCCACACGTTGGGCATGGTACGTAGTAGTAGCGCTGGTCGCTGGTCGAGAACAGGTCATCGATACGCGAAGCGCCTTTGATGGTCGGCGAGCTGGAGAAGTAGAACTTGGCGTTGCGCCCGAAGGTACTGCCGCGTGTTTCGGCCAGCTCAATCGGATCGCCCTCTTGATCGACATCCACGTCCCAGCGATCCACCTCATCACCGTAAACAAACCGTGCCGAAACTTCGGAAAGGTTGGCTGCAGAACCGGCTGTGGTGGCGTACAAAGATCCGCCTTCGAACTCTTTGGTATCCATCGTATTGCGAGCGTCCCGCGAGCGCGGTGAAGCCACACGCTCGCGCAGAACGGGAGTCGCTTTGATGGTTTTGCTGATCCGCGATGACACACGCTTTGCCAGAAAGAGGCTGGGGAGCAATGCCAGGATGTTCGATGGCGACAGGTGGATCAGCGCGCCGATCCAGTTCAGCGCAATCTGGGTTTTCATCAACTGCGACGCCACCATGGTAACCACCCGCTTGCACGGGTGAGCCGGTGACAGACATCGCATTGGCTCACGCGCATACGGCGTGCGGGCCGTCCGGTATTGGCCGGGCTCTGCTGCGCCGGTGTTACGCGGGATGCGCATGTACTCATCGGCCCACTCATCGACCCAGAGTTCCGGGTCGGGCTCAAGCCCACGGCAATACGCTTCGCGGTAAACCTCGGCACCGTCTGCATATCCAGTGGGCATAGGTCTATTTCTCGGTCATGGCATGTTCAAGGTCAGCGGTGGTCATGCGAATAGCATCCTCAAAGACGCGGCGGAATGCTCCCGTCAGGTGTTTTTCGATTTGCCACGGGTCGGTCATTGCAGCCAGCTCGGGAGCCAATTGAGGAGAGAGGCCAAACATTAGGTCGCGCACGGTGCGGCCAGCGGTGAAGGCGGCTTTTGAAACCGCTTCCCGCAAAACCAGATTGCCTTGGACCTTATGAAACTCAGACTCGGCCAGCCGCCCGAGGTAGTACTCGCGATGCGCTCTGGACTTCTGAAAGTCCGGGCCTTTACTCGGGGGCTGCACCGCAGGTGTTTCGGCGCTCGGCAAAAGCTCGCTGTAGACACCGCGATCAATGCGACCTTCTTCATGGCGGGCCGCGACAGCAGCTTTGCTCGGATCGGCAGAGTCGGCCAGCAGCGCTTCGGTTGCTTCCAGATCCACCTTCCCGTCCGGCGTGAGAACCAAGCGTTCCTGCTTTGCCAGTTTGGAAACGTAGGATTTGGCCCAGCCGCGCCGTGCTGCGAAGTCCGACTTGCTGATCACTGTCATACTGAAATGTCCTGTTCACCCAATGAATACGGGGTGTTCACCTGTTCACCGCAGTTCACTAAGCTGGTGAACTGTCCGCTAACCAAGTCCCGCGAGTCCGCAGCCCCGTATACCCCGAAATGCCCCAGGGTCCCCCGCCACTTTGGGATTTACAGGGTGTCAGTGCTTGATTGCGGGCGAGGAATGGTCGTTGCAAACCTCAACGCCTTGGCGCTGATCATGCTCCACTCCACTGTGCAGTTCGGCCTGATCATGAGGCTATGGGTTGTAAGACAAAAAAAGATTGTTTATAAGATTGGATCCAACAAAGAGGAATTACACATGAAACCAGGCTTCGACATAGGAATCTTGAGCTTCGCCCTACCACTGGCTTTTTGCCTCCTGTATCTAGCTGGACGTCAATTACGGACTTTTGGCGCTTGGATGGACAACACTGATCGCCCGAAAGAGCGAGCCAAGGCCTATTTGGTCATCGCCGCTATTTTTGGGTTCATTATTGGAAGCATGATGCAGCCGCTTTACGATAGGAGTAGTGAATGCTCTGCAGTAGGCCAACCCATAGTTCCATGTCTCTTCAATAGCTCTATCTAACCAACGCAACCCGATTGGAGGTAAATTCCAATCGGGTTTTCAAAAAGCGCTCATGATCACCACTTTCATGGCCCGAGCATTCCGCTTCCTGCTTGTCTGAACCAGATGGACTTCACTATTCATGATCACTCAGAGCCAAGAACAAGAAATGGCAGTGTCTGATATTTTGGTGCGGCCTAATTGCTCTGGCTGCGCAGGATCTGCGCGTCGACCTGATCGGCGCAGGTGTCGAGCAGCTTGATGGCCTGATCCTTCAACTCCCACACGTCACCGTTCGAACGAAGATTCGCCTCATCGGTGTTGATACGCTCGCAAGGAATCAGCTCAGGGGGCTCGATTCGAACCGCTGACGTCTTTGTTACCACTGCTGACTTTACCGCGCAGGCCGTCAGGCAGAGGCTGAGAAGCCCAATCACGAACAGGTTTGCTGGTGCGCTTGAGATCATCAAAGTCTTTCCTCGCCTTTTTGGCTTTGTCTTCGCTGACCTTGATTCGCTGGTTCAAGTCTTTCAAGTAGGCAGCGTTGCGTTGGGCCTCAGCCCGCAGAGTAGTGATGGTGGCCTGGCTCTCGGTGTTGGCAGCGATGGCGTCGTTCTTACTCTTTGTTTCGAGCTGCATAGCACCGGTGATGGCGACGACGCGGTACTGCTGGATGCCAACTAGCAACAAGCCCACCAGCCCGATGATGATTGCGGCGGCGATGGCCTTCATGTGATGTCCACCTTGCGGCCAATGAATCGGGTGACCAACTCGCGAATGGCCGTTACACCGAGAAAACCAATCGTTCCTCCAGCAGCCACCGAGAGGCTGGGCGGCCAGGTCATCCATTCAATCAGGCTGGACGCGACCAGGCTTAACGAGCCGCAGATCAGCGCTTCAAAAAAGATCCGACGCTTACTGGTTTCTTTGGCGTCGTAGAGGATGCGCAGTAGAGAGACGATGATTGCCATGATCGCGCCCTGCCATAGTGGATTGGAGAGGGCCATCCAGACGTGCGCCCATAAGTCGGGGTTCTTTTCGGGCATGGTGCGCATCCGGTTACCACCCTTCGGGGTGAGCTAAAAACAAAAAACCCGGCGCAAGGGCCGGGTTTGGTGGTGTAGTGCCTGTGCCGCTACGCGGTCGCACCTATCGAAGATGACTACTTTTTACAGGTGGATTCCGGTGGCAGCAAGCCAGTATTAATGCCACCGACGAATATGTAGGCAACACAGCACCAACGCCCCGGCAATGTAGACGAATACCCTCAATCGGCCATTCGCTTTTTTGCCACTGTCCCACTGTCCCACTAGGCTGGAGACAGGTGGGACGCCAGAAGCCCCCGAAAACAAAGCGTTGTCCCACTGTCCTACCTTTATTGTTATTTCTCCGTGTAAAGAGAGAGTATTTAAACGCACGCTGACGCGCGCATAGCGCGTGATGGTGCCCGCTACGCTACATGTGGGAATGCTGGTTAAAGGTGGGACGGTGGGACGGAGTAACGCAGACGGGGCTAAAACCCGTCCCACCGCGTAGATAGGCAGTGGGACGAGGTAGGACAAGCGGGAAATAGCGAGCCCCCTCAAGCAGCCTTACCCCACAGCAGCCCTTGAATGCTCAGGTGTGCTTGATGCAGCCGGTCGTAGTAGGTCTGCCGACTGCAACCGCAGTGGGTGATTTTCTGATGCAGGAAGCTGTCGCTGTTGCAGTAATGCTCACGCACCACCAACGCCAGCTCGGGTGCCAGGTGCTTGTTGACGATCAGCTCTATGTCGGCAGACTCATCCAGCAGCACACGGCTGCCCCGCGTGCCGCGTATCAGCTCCCCTTTGCACTCCATCAGCATGGCGATCATGTTCCCACCCGAAGCGGTTCCAACCGATGAAGGGGAATGCAGGTCTTCAGCCCAAAGTTTCAACATTGTGTCAATTCGTTTAATCATCGAAGCAAGGCTCATCAAACTTCTCGACAACCAGATCTGACGTCCGGCCCCAGTTCGCGGGCTTTTTGTATACCCACTGTCGCAAGCCGCTCTTCGACAGCACCGATGATCGCGCCCGCTTCCACCCCAGGCGGTGCATGATTGCGCCGACGCGCATCTGCTCTGGCTTGCCCCAGTGCCCAGCATCAAGCTTCAGCGCTGCGCCCAACAGCTCATTACCACTGGTGGTTTCACCGATCTGTGACTCTTCCAGCCAATTCAAAATCAGCCCTTCCCACTCGTCGACCACGAAGCGCTCGTCCTGTGCCTCGGCAAACATGGACGACTCGTCACGATTGACCCACCAGATCTCGCCTGCCTGGAAGCAAAACATCGCCTCAGCCCACAACTGATCACGCATTTCACGCAGTTGTTCGAGTTCGACCTTCGTACACGCAACTGGCCAGTAGCGTCGGTTGCCGGTCGCGTCCTTGAGATATTCTTCTTGGTTGGTCGTACCCACGAAAACACACTGGCGTGGCACGTCATTTGTTCTCCGGCCATAGCTTTCTCGGTAGGTGTCTGTCGAAGCAGAGAAGAACTGCTTGGCCTTGGTACTCTCGGCTTTGTTGAAGCTGTCCAGCTCACCCAGCTCGACAATCCACTTGCCACGAATGGCCTGAAAGCCATCCTTGTCGCCGAGCGCAAAAGGGGTGTCCATGAACCTGAACCGCCCCGGGTTTCTCGGAGACTCCAACCTTTGAGAGGATGGAGCGATGAAAAAACTACCGAAGTATTCCCCAGAGGTCCGTGAGCGGGCCATCAGGATGGTTTTCGAACACCTTCCTGAGTACGAGTCGCAGTGGGCCACCATCAGTGCCATTGC